GTGGGTAGAAACCCGAAGCTCAAGATCATTCAATCAACTAACACCACAGAACTATCAGTTAGATTCGGGCGTAAAGCAAAACAACTTTTAGATAGTCCTGAGTATCAAGGTATATTTAAAACTAGACTCAAAGAAGATTCACAAGCTGCAGGTAAGTGGGAGACACAACAAGGTGGTGAGTATTATGCAGCGGGCGTCGGGAGTGCTATCACAGGTCGTGGTGCAGATCTTCTAATTATTGATGACCCACACACAGAACAAGATGCTATGAACAGAGATGCCATGGAGAGAACTTTCGAATGGTATACATCAGGTCCTCGTCAACGTCTCCAGCCAGGTGGAGCTATTATTCTTGTTATGACAAGATGGAACACAAAAGATTTAACTGGGTGTCTGTTAGGCTCGCAGCGAGAAGCTAAGGCTGACCGGTGGGAGATTATAGAGTTTCCAGCTATCATGCCATCGGGACAACCTTTGTGGCCAGAGTATTGGAAGTTAGAAGAATTAGAAGCAGTCAAAGCATCTACGGGTATACAGAAATGGAATGCTCAGTATATGCAAAACCCAACGTCAGAAGAGGGAGCAATCATCAAACGAGAATGGTGGCAGCCGTGGGAAGAAGATTATATACCTGCATTAAAGCACGTTATACAATCTTACGATACAGCGTTTGGCAAGAAACAAACAGCGGATTATTCTGCAATTACTACATGGGGTGTGTTCTATTTAAATGATGATAGCCCTGCTAGTTTAATATTATTAGATGCCAAAAAAGGCAGATACGATTTTCCAGAGCTCAAACAAGTTGCTTACGAACAGTGGAAGTATTGGGATCCTGATACAGTTATCGTAGAGGCTAAAGCATCTGGTCAACCTTTGACAGATGAGCTTAGAAAAATGGGTATACCCGTAGTTAACTTCAGTCCATCTAAGGGTAATGACAAGCACACTAGAGTAAATTCTGTTGCACCTTTGTTTGAATCTGGTATGATATGGGCTCCGAACCAGGAATTCGCTGAAGAAGTCATCGAGGAGTGTGCAGCTTTTCCATTTGGTGATCATGACGATTTGGTTGACTCGACAACCCAAGCCATCATGCGATTTCGACAAGGTGGCTTTGTATTGCATCCTGACGATCTAAAAGAGGAAAAGGTAATTAAAACAAATAGGAAATATTATTAATGGCAAACCCAGTAGATATAGGCGCTAGAATTTATAAAGTTTTAACTCAAATTTTTGGTAAAGCTTTTACTAATAGAATGGTGGGCACTCAATCCAATGTAATTAAGCCAGGTGCTTTAGATTCAAACGCTCCTACAACTGACATATATTCTAAAAAAGCTTTTAACAATTTAGAAACTTTAGATCTTGTTGAAGAGAAGATCATGGAGTATGCACCCTCTATTCTTGCAAACAAGAACATGAAACAAAAGATGAATTTTTTAGAGAACGCAGAAAATCTTTTAAAAGCTAAACAAAAACAAAAAGGCCCTGATATGCCTGGTATTGACACCGAAACTGGACTAACTAAAAAAGGTGCAGAGATTGTAGATATTAAAACAGGTAAAAAAGCTGAAGGTATTGAGCAATTACAAGAAGAGTTAGGTTTACCAGAAGGAATAGGTCCTAAATCTGGTTTGGGTAAAACTTTACAAGAAACAAAAAGATTAGGCAAAGAAAAAGAAATTTTAGAAAAAGATACAATGAGTATGATTGATAAAGTTATGGAAAATTTTTTCCAAACAACTAGTCGTACTACAGATTTAATGGAAGAGGGACAAAGAAGAGCAGTGGTAAGACAAATTCTTCTTAAGGATGATAGAATTAATTTACCAGCAGATCTTAAAAAACGTCTAGCTAATATGGAAGATCTTAGAGGCGACACAGACGCAGATCCGTTAAAAGTTTTAAACGATTATTATGTAAGAGATAATAAACAATTTGATACTCTTGATATAATACTTGAGAACGCAACAGATCCAAAAGAAGCCGCTGAGGAGTTTTTAAAACAAGGAGGAAAGTTTGATCTTAAAGTTAAAGAAGAACTTAGCGAACTATTAAAAAAAGCAGACGACGATCCTGATATACCAGAGATGGCTGAGGGTGGTCGTATTGGTTTTAAAAACGCAGGCTTGAGTTATTTAATGGGGTTATAATATGGCCTCGGAACTTCTTAAAAATAAAGCACTTATACAACGTCTTAAAGAATCCGATGTTCCTGCAGTTAATTTTAATTTAGCTGATTCAGCAAAAGATTATAGTATAGAATCAATCATAGAAGAAATATCAACACCCACAGAAAGAGTTGTTGATCTCGCAGATGACTTAACTCCTGGACCATTAAGAGAGGAGCTCAAAGGAACCTTTGATCCAACACAAGAAACTTACGAAGATTATCTAAGAAGAATTAACGCAAGATATGGTGGACGAGCAAAACCTAAACGTGGCTTGGTTGATGAACCAGGTAGCTATGGTGGGAAAGTTTTTGAACCAAAATTAGATATATTTGAAGACATTGTTTTAAAATTTAATCAAGGCACTGAATATAAAAGTATAACAGATGTTCTTGCAGAATATACTAAAAGAACTAAAGATCCTTTTACCAAAAAAATGGTTAGTAAAGGTCTTACAAGAGGATCTAAAGCAGAAAAATTAATTAAACCTGTTTTATCTTTATTGGAAACACCAGAAGATAAAGTTAACAGAGTTTTTACAGAAGCATTGTCTACTGATACAGCCACAGATATCTCTGTTGTAGATAAAGCTAAAGTAAAAGTTGCAGCAAGAGCATCGGTTTGGAGAGCAAATATAGCTGACAAAACTAATTTAGATCAAGCTTTTGTAAATAGAATTTTAAATAAAAATCCTGATTATATAAAAAACAAAAAACTTTTTGATTATTTAGGACAAACTCAACTTCTTCTTACAGATTTAAAAGACTTACCTTTGAAAGATCAATTAGCTTATGCTGAACAGGCTTTAAAAGGAAGACCTGTATACACAGGCATAACAAAAAAAGGTCAAAACAAACTTATGAGAGATCCTGCTCATAAGATAATGGAATTTTCTTTAAGAAATTTTATTGCTAACGAAGGAAAAGGCGCTGTAAAATTTTTTGATAAAAACGGTAAGCCTATTAAATATAAAACAGGACTTAACATACCGTACAGAGATTCCATAATTAGTTATAAAGGAAAAAAGCACACCATTGCAGATTTAAGAAAACCAGGATACATGCAAAAATTCTTTCCTAATGTTTATAACAATCAAATAAAGATTAATAAAATATTAAACCAAGAAATTGATAATCCTTTTAAAAAAGGAAAGAAAATTAATTTTGGAGATTTTATGACAGAGGTTCAAGTTAAAGCTTATGGGTGGTCGCCAAGAGCAGGTAGTATAGACTTGTTGCACGGACCTGCTGGTGTTAAAGGTAATCCTTTTGATAATCTAACATTTGGAACCAAAAGATTAAATTATCAACTAGAAGATATTAACAAGTTATATAGATTTGGTAAAATAGATGATGCTTCTAGACTAAAACTTTTAGATGCCGCTGAGGGTAAATTAAAAGGACTTCAAGGAGATGATTTATTAAACGCTGTTGTAAAACAACAAATAGGAGTAGCTAATCAAATAAAAAAAGGAAAAACTTTTGGAACAACAAGACAAGAGACTGAAAAATTAATTAGAAAAACAGGAATAACTCCTACAAAAAAACTAACTGCTTTACAAGAACTCTCACAAAGAACTGGTTCTAGCGTAGATCCAATTCTTGCAGCTAGAGCGGCTAAAGAAGAATTTGTAGATCCTGTAGTAAAAGCTGGATCTAGAGTTTTACCTCTCGCAGCAAAAGGAGTTAGAGGTGCACTCACTGCAGCTGATCTCGCTTTATCTGTTGGTAAAGGAACCACAGGTCTAATGTTAGGTGCTTTACTAGAAGCTGACCCAATCCTTACCGGAATGGCACAAGGAAAAACTTTTAGACAAGGAGCTAGAGATACTTTTATAGGAAGTGCAATCGATGCTATACCTGGTGTTGACTTAGGAAGTTTAGGCACAGATCTTTTAAAACTTGCAGACACAGAAGAACAAAAAGTTGCTGTGCAAAACTTATTAGATTATCAAAAAGACTTTGATAAATTTAACAAAGATCTTAGACAATTTAGAGAATATGAAAAGGCATATGGAAGTGCATTTGAAGAGTCTGGTATAACTAGAAACGACTTAATTAATATGGAAAAAGATCTTATTGAAAGATTTACTGACATACAAGAAAGAGGACCAAAAGTTATTAATCCAGATACTGATGCTCTTTTTAAAAGTGTTGCAAGCAAAGAAGCTACAAAAAGATTTGAAAATTTGAATCCAAAATCTTTTCAAGCAAGAAGTGGAGATGAGTTTATTGACAAACAAACAGAGCAAATTTTTAACGCTCTTATAGGTTTCCAAGGAGCAACTGATAGCTTTACAGACGCCTATAAAGATAGACCTGAATTTAATATTACACAGCAAGACCTAGATGATATTTATGAAATGAGCGACATTACGGGAGCAGCTGAAGGGGGACGAATAGGTTTTGCCAAAGGACCTATGAATCCAAAAAGAAGATTATTTTTAAAATTAATGACAGGTATTATGGCTTTACCTATCGTACCTAAATTTATGAGACAGGCAGATGTAGCTAAACCAATTGTCAAACTCGCAAACACAACTACAACAATGCCAGATTGGTTCCCTGATTTAATTACTAAAGTTATGTTTAAAAGTTCCGGTAAAAAAGTTGATGCTGATATAATGCTATATGAAGTAAAAGAATTACCAGGTATAAAAATTTATAAACAGGGTGATGGTAAAATTAGAGTAGAAGGTACAAACGAGTATGGAAAAGAATATCAAATTGATTACGAGCCACCAGGTTACGAACTTGTAGATGAATCAGGTAAGTCTTTTAAAACAAAAGGAGATTTTTCAGCTTCAGAGGACGTGCCTGTTAGTTCAGACCCTGATGGTAACATGGATTTTGACGTGGAGGTTCTTGATGACTTAGATCAAATATTAGGATCTGATACAAGAATTATGGAAGAATTTGCAACAGGTAAAACAGTTGAAAAAATGAAAAGCGGTGAGTTTGCAGTGGGCAAAGCTGAAGCTGACTTGGACAGAGCAGCAGAAGAGGCAGCAGAATATTATGACGAAATTGACTAAAACTATACCCCCTAAAAGAGGGCCACAACCACAGGGGTTGCTTATTGATTATAATACTGTTAAACCTCTAAAACTGGAGAAAATAAATGGCAGACATAGACAAGTCTCTTCCAAACGTAGAGCAAGAGATAAAAGTACCATCGCCTGAGGAAATTGAAGTTGCTCAAGAGGAGCAACAAAAAGAAGTTAATGAGCAGGGAGAACCTGTAGAAGTTACAGAAAACGAAGATGGATCTGTAGATATTAATTACGATCCGTCAATAGCTTCTGTTGAGGGTGAAGTAAATCACTACGACAACCTAGCTGAACATTTACCAGATGATATTCTTGGTAGACTTGGAAGCTCTCTTTATCAAAATTATCAAGACTACAAAAACTCTAGAAAAGATTGGGAAAGAGGTTACAGAGAAGGATTAGATCTTTTAGGATTTAAATACGACAACAGAACTGAACCATTTCAAGGTGCATCTGGTGCAACCCACCCAGTATTAGCTGAAGCAGTTACACAGTTTCAAGCACTAGCATACAAAGAATTATTACCCGCTAACGGACCAGTTAGAACACAAATTTTAGGTTTACCTACTCCAGACAAAGAACAACAATCACAAAGAGTACAAGATTTCATGAACTATCAAATCATGGATAAAATGAAAGACTATGAACCAGATTTTGATTCTATGTTATTTCATTTACCTTTAGCAGGTTCTGCTTTTAAAAAGATATATTATGATGAAGCGGCTCAAACAGCTGTTTCTAAATTTGTTCCCGCAGATGATTTGATTGTCCCGTATACAGCTACCTCATTAGATGATGCGGAGTCGATCATTCATCGGGTTCAAATATCTGAAAACGAATTAAGAAAACAACAAGTCGCTGGTTTCTACAGAGATGTAGAATTAAAACCAGGGCCAGTAAATGAAACAGAGGTTCAACAAAAAGAAAGAGAGCTTCAAGGTGAAACAAAAGGTCGAGACGAAGATGTATTTAATTTATTAGAGTGTCATGTTAATTTGGATCTTGAAGGTTTTGAAGACATGGGACAAGACGGTGAACCAACAGGAATTAAACTTCCATATGTTGTAACACTTGAAGAAAATTCTAGAGAAGTTTTATCAATCAAAAGAAATTATGAAATAGGTGATCCATTAAAAAATAAAATAGATTACTTTGTACATTTTAAATTTTTACCAGGACTAGGTTTTTATGGTTTTGGTTTAATACACATGATTGGTGGATTATCAAGAACAGCTACGGCTGCATTACGACAACTATTAGATGCAGGAACTTTATCAAATTTACCTGCAGGATTTAAACAAAGAGGAATTAGAATTAGAGATGATGCTCAATCTATTCAACCAGGTGAGTTTAGAGATGTAGACGCACCAGGTGGCAACATCAGAGATTCCTTTATGATGCTTCCTTTCAAAGAACCATCACAAACGTTATTAGCACTTATGGGCGTCGTAGTACAAGCAGGTCAAAGATTCGCTTCAATAGCAGACTTGCAAGTAGGTGAGGGTAATCAACAGGCAGCTGTGGGTACGACCGTAGCATTGCTAGAAAGGGGAAGCAGAACAATGTCTGCAATTCACAAAAGAATTTATGCAGCATTAAAACAAGAATTTAAATTATTAGCACGAGTTTTTAAGTTATATCTACCTAACGAATATCCTTATGATGTTGTTGGTGGTCAAAGAATGATTAAACAAACAGACTTTGATGACAGAGTAGATATATTGCCAGTTGCGGACCCCAATATTTTCTCACAGACGCAGCGTATTTCCCTCGCACAGTCGGAACTGCAGCTGGCAACATCCAATCCGCAAATACATAATTTATATGAGGCATATAGAAATATGTACGAAGCATTAGGAGTAAAAGAGATTGACAAAATTTTAAAACGACCCCCTATTCCCGCACCAAAGGACCCAGCGTTAGAACACATTGATGCTCTCGCTGGGCGTCCGTTCCAAGCTTTTCCAGGGCAGGATCATAGAGCTCATATAACTTCACACTTAAATTTTATGGCAACTAATATGGCTAGAAATAATCCTTTAGTTATGGCTTCGCTTGAAAAAAATTGTTTTGAACACATTTCTTTAATGGCTCAAGAACAAGTTGAAATAGAGTTTAGAGAAGAAATGCAACAACTAATGACATTAAGACAAAACCCTCAAGCTGCAATGAATCCACAAATTCAAATGCAAGCAAAAATGACAGCAGAAAAAATAGAAGCAAGAAAAGCACAACTAATTGCTGATATGATGGGTGAATTTATGATGGAAGAAAAGAAAATTACTTCTCAATTTGACAATGATCCGATTGCTAAACTAAGATCAAGAGAATTAGATCTTCAAGCACAAGAAAATCAGAGAAAAAGACAAGAGGGAGAAGAGAGATTGAGTCTTGATAAGATGAGAGCGATGATGAATCAAGAAAATCAAGACGAAAAACTAGAACAAAACGAAGAATTAGCAAAATTAAGGGCAAATACTTCAATTGAAAAAACAATATTATCAAAAACATTACCAAGCGCTAAAGATATGGGCGCTGGAAGTGTGATAATTAAGAAAGAGTAGTAAAAATGTCGACAAAAAAGCAAAAAAAGGTTAAAAAAGTGATGAAAGAGTTTAAAAAAGGTAAACTCAACATCGGCGGCAGCGATAAAAAAGTGAAAAGTCGTAAACAAGCTATTGCGATTGCACTTTCTGAGGCCGGAATAAAAAAGAAAAGGAGCTAATATGGCAGTAGATAAAAAAAAGAACCTAAACCATGAAATGTTTACAAACAAAGATGGTTATGTTGAAGGCGGGAAAGAAATTGAGATGACTAACCCAGCTGAAACACAAGAAGAAGAGGTTCAAGGACAAGGAAATATCTTAGCAGAGAAAAAAAGAAAAGCTAAGTGGTACTAATATGGCGTGGTTCAGTTTAGCAAAGATTGCGTTACAAGCTGGAAGCAAAATTTACAGCAACAGACAGAAAACTAAAATGGCTATGTCTGATGCACAGTTAATGCACGCAGAAAAGATGGCTAGAGGCGAAGAGGCTTACCAGGGCAAACTTTTAGAAGCAAGGCAATCGGACTGGAAAGACGAATTTGTATTGATAATTTTGTCGGCTCCGATTATAGTGTTGGCTTGGGCAGTCCTATCGGACGATCCAGCGGCAATGGAAAAGGTAAAACTTTTCTTTGAGTACTTCTCGACGCTTCCCCAATGGTTCACAAATTTGTGGATCCTTGTCGTGGCGAGTATTTTTGGTATAAAGGGGACACAAATATTTAGGAACGGAGGAAAAAAATAATGGCAAATAGAATATACAACAAACAAGTTTCACCTAAAGGATACATGAAAGGTGGACGTGTTAAGAAAATGGGTGGCGGTATGATGAAGAGAGGCGTATACAAAAAAGGAAGTTTTCCTGATATGTCTGGTGATGGTAAAGTTACTCAAAAGGATATTTTAATAGCTAAAGGTGTTATTAAAAAGCCTGGCAGCAAAAAGAAAAAAGTTGTCAAAAAAATGAAAAATAAGAAAAAAGTGATAGGCTAATGAGAAAAGGTTTATACGCAAACATCCACGCTAAAAGAAAACGTGGAGGTAAGATGAGAAAAAAAGGTGCAAAGGGTGCACCTAAAGCATCTGACTTTAAAAGAGCAAAACAAACAGCGAAGGCTTAATTATGACTAAACTATGTCCTAGAGGAAAAGCAGCAGCAAAAAGAAAATTTGCAGTGTACCCTAGCGCCTATGCTAATGCCTACGCATCTAAAATATGTGCAGGTAAAATTAAAGATCCATCTGGAGTTAAAAGAAAAGATTTTAAAGGCCGTAAACCATCTGCAATGGGTGGAAGAATTAAATTAGCTGGTGGTGGTTTAAGAGAAGCTACTGACAGATTAAGAAGACAAGGTCTTAGAGGTGGTGGAATCTGCAAAAAAGGAATGAATAAAAACATTCTAAGAAACTAAAATGGCAAAGAATGGTCTTGATAAATGGTTCAAACAGAAATGGGTAGATATTGGTTCCAAGAAAAAAGGTGGAGGCCATAAACCATGTGGAAGAAAATCTGCGAGTGGTTCAAAACGAAAGTATCCAAAGTGCGTGCCTG